CAGCCGTGCGCATCGCAGTCCTCCGGCCCCGGCAGCCGCTCGCTCACCGGGATGGGGGTGACGGCGGGGTGGCCCCAGCGCTGCAAGACGGCGCGGGCGCAATCGCGGGCGTCGTCTTGAGCGATTGAGTTGCCTCGATCAGTCCATGGCGGGACATCAGCCTTGAGGTGCCGTGCGGCTGGGACCATGGCCCGTTCGTAGATGAGCTGAGCCAATTCCTCTACGTCCAGCCCCACCGGCTCCGGCTGGGCAGGCGCCAGATAGGACCACGGCGCTTGGATCATCTCCACCTCTTCGGCGGTGAACTCCGGCTCCGGCTGGGCCAGGGCTGATGGGAAAATTGCATCTGGGCGGATCAATCCGAGCCGCTTGTAGCGGTGAAATAGCTCCAGCTCGGCCTCCCCCACTAGATCCGGCTGGGCCAGGGCGCGGCGGGCGCGATCAAGGACGTCACAAAGATCAGCGGGGAACTCGCGGGCCTGATTCTCGGCTGGGTAGTAGCTCTCAAGCGTCGTCAACACGTCAGAGAGCAGTGTGAGGTAGTCGGTGGTCATGGTGTGTCGGTGGTGGTGATCATGGTCTGTGCGCCACGGAGATTCACCTTGCGCGGCCAATCAAGCCACCTCCGCCACTGCCACCAGCGCGGCGGCTTCCATCCCATCGCCAGCGCTGCAGCATCGGCTTGTGATCGACTAGGGCAATTCCAGATTATGCAGACGCCACGACCGCCAAACAGATAAGACTCTTCGTAGCGATAAGTCATTTTCATGGCGCCTCCGTGCTGATGGTCTGTCTATCGCGGCCCTGCACCAGCTCCAGCCCCCGCCGCAGGTAGCCGTAGTTCCTGACGTGGCTGACGCCGGTCACCTGCCCGCACAAGTGGCAGGTGCCTTCCCAGCAGGTGCAGTCGCCCTGCAGCGGCAGGCCCCAGGCGCAGCCGCAGGGATCGCAGACGTGGGCGGCGCTCCAGAGCTGGGACAGGGTGGGGTGCTCGGTGGGGATCATGGCTGCGGCTCCCGGCTGCGCATCACCGCCTGCTTGGCCCTGAACTGGCGCCCTCGCTCAGCGTTGAATGCTCGACATGGGTCGCACCTGCAGCCATCGCGCTCGTAGGCCTTCCTGGTGCCATGCTCAGCGGGTGCTGGCGCTCTCAGTTTTGACATCAGCAATCGCTCAGGCTCAACGCCAAGCCGCACGCGACGCGACAGCGTGCATGCCTTGATCCCGAAAGTTTCAGCTGCAACGGTTAGCGGCATTCCGTTAACCCATGCCGTGTTCTTGCGATTATTGAGGTTTTCCCGCGCAGAAACCCATCGGCAGTTTCCGGGCTCATAGTTGCCATCTGAGTCAATGCGGTCAATCTGCATTACTGGCGGCCGTTCGCCCATATCTTCGTAAAAGGCGTCGTATGACATCCAGCGATCGCAGACGCAAATGCCCCTGCCTCCGTAGTTCCAGTAAGCAGGATGACCTGGACGGCGGCAGCGCTGCATCATTGCCTGCCAGGTGATGTAGGTAGGGCTGTTGGAGGGATTAACCCATTTCCTTCTTGGCATCACTCTTCCTCCATCATGCGAGCAATACACAAGGGGTAACCTCCGGCGTCTAGCCAGTGATCTCGCAGCTGCGAGTCGCCTGAAAGGATCCGGGCGACTTTGTGCATCATCATGTCAAGAGCCTCGCGCTGTGCTGGGGTGAGCCGATGCCAGTTATTACCGGCGCGAATTGCACCTTTCAGGTTCTGAGCCAGCTGGCCCACGGCTTCCATGCCGCCGTGCTGGTGGTCTCTGTTCGGGATCGTCATGCCGCCTCCGGGTCAGTGTTCTGGTTCCACACCGCAGCACGCCGCTCCGCCCCGCAGCTCGGGCAGCGGTTGACGCGCCAGGTGGTGCCACCGGCGGCGATGCTTGGCATGGCGAAGACGCCGGGCTCGTCAACGAACTCGAACCACGTCAGGCCAGGCCGCAGCAGCGGCCAGACGTCGCAGCAATCGGGGGTGGTTGGTGTCATGCCGGCTCCTTCGTGGTGGGCCGCAGCGGGATCACCTCGGCGCTCAGCTGGGACAGCAGGCATCGAGCCGCTTCGTACTGGTTCAGCACCACCAGCTCGGCGGCCAGGTGCTCGATGACGGCGCGGATGCCCTGGCGATTGGCGCCACTGGCTGAATTGATGGCACCTTCGGCATAGGCCAGCTGGCACCGATTGATCAGGGTGTTGTCCATGGTCATCACGCAGCAACCGGCTGCTTGCGGCGGCCCTTCGGCCGATGTTGTTGCTCGGGCAGCACCTGCCCCTTGATGCGGGCGTAGCGGGCGTTCAGCGCTGCCCACACCTCGCGGTCCTTGAACTGGAAATGCACCGTGCCTTTCTTGTAGGGACGGAAGCGGAAGAAGCCCCAGTCGTACCACTCGCCCGGCCAGTATTCGTTGGCGACGATGCCTGCTGGTTCGCCGACATCCTCGAAGGCGCGGCCGGTGATGAAGCACAGCGCCTTGATCAGGTCGCGGATCTCATCCCACCGCGGCCCATAGGTCTGGATCCGCACGAAGCCCCGGCCGCTGTAGGCCAGCTCCGCCAGGTGGTCGCTGATGAAGCGTTCGTTGAGCATGTAGCCGCTGTTCGTGGCCCAGCCCTCCACGCCGTAGCGGTTGTCCTTGGTGTACTTCGTCAGGCTGTCGATCGCTTCCTCCACCGCTCGGTCGATCCGCTGCTCCTGCGTGCCCGCGACGATCTGCAGCATCCGGTAGATGTTCCGCTCGGTGAACGGGATCCGGCTCTGCTGCTCGACAAAACGGTTGATGTCCTTTGCCAGCTGGCTGGTGGCCATGCCCTGCGGCAGGAACTCCGCGAAGACGTGCTGCCAGGCCTGCTTCTGCAGATCCTTGCGGAACCGATTGCGGGTGACGGCCTGGCCTTCGATCGTGACCTGCAGGCCCAGATCCTTGCCGAAGAAGCCATCCAGCACGTTGCGCAGTCGCACACCAGCTGCCACCTGCTCATCGAAGATCCGGCACGCCTCGACATAGCGGTTCACGATGTCGCGGCTGCGGCGGTAAGGGATCAGGCCGTGGCCCTGGGCCTCGATGTCGTCAGCTCCAAGGAAGAAGCCGTCGAACTCATCGCCGCCGGGGCGGGCGCCAGGCTTCGTCAGGCGCACCAGGCCGATGGGGACCTGGGTGGTGCGCTCGGCGTCGGTGAACACCGGGCCGAGGTTCTCCTTGCTGCCGTAGCCCTCGATCAGCTTCGCGACCTGCGCCTGCTTGCTGGTGGCCCGCCACGGGTCGAGCGTCTTCCAGTTGCACAGGCTCACGATCTCGCAGCCGGGTGGCGCCACCTGCCAGGCATGGAGGATGTGATCCTCATCCGCCGAGAACGGCGGGTTCATCACGATGGCGTCGACGTGGCTGACCTGCTCGGCCGTCACCGTGAGCCAGTCAGCAGCGATCAGGCGGCTGCCGGCGATAGCGGCCAGGATCGCCCGCAGCTCGGGCTCCGGCTCGGCGGTGAGCACATCAGTGGCACCACGGGCCAGGCACTCGCGCACCAGGTTTCCGCTGCCGGCTGATGGCTCGATCACGACCCTGCCGCGCAGGTCGAGCGGGTCGAGCATCGTGGCGGCGACCTCGGGTGGGGTTGGGTAGAAGTCCGCGGTGAGGATGGTCATGGCACCACCTCCGGCCAGTGCTGAAGCAGGTCTCTGGTGACATCGCGCATGGCCTGCTTACGGGTCAGGCAGCCGCGAACGATGAACCCGAACGACGCGCCAGGGCGCGGCCTGACGATGCCTTCCCATGTGCCGTCATCAGGATTCAGCCGCACAGCAGCGATGCAATGTCCCCAGCCGCTGTGGAGCTTCCACGTGTCCGGCTCGGCTGGGTGTTGCTGCCAGGTGCTGGTCACGCCACCACCTCCCGCCACTGCGACCGCAGCGCTTCCCACCGCTCGCGTGGTGATGGGCGCTCCCGTGGATGCTGACGGCGGGGACGTTGCGCAGGCTCGGGCAGCACCGGAGCAGGAGCCAACCGCGGGGCCAGCCAGAAGCCTTCGCGGCCGCCCTGCCATCCCTGGACAGACCAGTGGGTCAGGCGATCGATTGCCGCCAGGCGACGGCTCACCTGCGATTGGCTGCAGCCCCACAGCTCTTGCAGGCCGCTGGTGGTGAGCATCCCCGGCGCCAGGTCCAGCTCCTGCAGCTCCAGCAGATCGACGATCGCCCGGTCGACGCTGATGTGTCTGGCGTGGGTGGTGCGGAGGTTGTGGATCACGGCTGGGCCTCCAACTGCCGGAGCCGCAACAGCTCGCCCTTGAGCCGCCGCACCTCTGCCTCGGCTTGCAGCCTGAGCTCGTGAGGCGTTGCGCCGTATGGCTGATGCACCGTCACCAGGATCGGCCCCTTGGGTGAGCCGAAAGTCACCTCCAGGTAGTTGGGCGCGTTTTTGCCGTCTTCCTCAAGCCAGCCCAGGAACATGCCAGCCAGAAGCTGGGGGCCAGAGCCACGCATGCCCAGCTCGATCCCTCGTTCACGGCCCCACTCGATGCCGGTGAGCAATGGATTCTCAATGGCCTTGGACAGTCGTTCGTTGTCGCGTTCCAACCGCCGAATCGTGCGCCACGGGGCAAGCAGACGGGCAATAATGCGGAGCGCTCTCATGCCGCCACCCTCCCCGGAGCTGCCGATCGCCGCAGCCGGTCGATGCAGGCCGGCAGGTCGTCGCCGGTGATGCCTTCCCTGCGCATGGTCTCCAGCGCAGCGGCCAGGATCAGGCAGGTCTCCGGTGTGCGCTGCGCAGCAATGGCGCGGCGGGACTCG